ACCGTCTGAGCGAGAAGCCAGTTAACGCGGGATGCCCATGAGAGACAGTGCACAATTCGTTCTTGACCAGTCCAAGCCTCTGCACGGAAAAGTGCTTGAGCGGTTGAAGGAGTACATCTCTGCGTCGAAGCAGATGATGTCGAACCGCTACACTGTGTGGCAGGAGGCGGAGGAACAGTTCGTCGCGTACATGCCCGAGAAGGAGTTGGACATTGCGCGGAAGGACCTGAGGAAACATGGCGTTCCGCAATACACGACCATCACTGTGCCGTACAGCTATGCTACGGCAATGACGGCGCACACCTACTACTCCAGCGTCTTCCTCGCCCGCGAGCCGGTGTTCCAGTACCAGGGCCGGCACGGGGAGAGCCAGGACAGCGAGCTTGCCGTCGAGAGTCTAGTTTCGTATCAGATGAACGCAGGATTTAATCTTGTGCCGCTGTACATCTGGCTGCTCGACCCGCTCAAGTACGGCGTGGGTGTCATCGGCATGTACTGGGACGAGGAGACGAAGTATGTTTCGCAGATCGTCGACGAGCCAATTACGTTCCTCGGCGTGCCTATCCCAGGAAAGACACGCACTCGCAAGGTACGCAAGACGCTCGAAGTGCCAGGCTATCAGGGTAATAAGCTGTTTAATGTCCGTCCGCAGGACTTCTTCCCGGACCCGCGCTTTCCCATGTGGCGCTTCCAGGAAGGGGAGTTTTGTGGTCGCTACGTCGAGCTGTCGACAACGGCAGTATATTCTGGTGCGCAACGGGGAGAGTACTTCAACGTTAACGGGCTGAAGGGTTTCAAGGGCCTGATGGTTGACCGGGAAAAAGGGTCGTCGCAGATCCAGCTCCCGTACCCGAGCGATAACAGCATCCTTGGCACAGAGTCGATCGGCACCCTGACCGGTTACGAGATTCTCGTCAAGCTCGTCCCGAAGGACTGGGGGTTGGGGAAGAGTGACAAACTCGAGATGTGGGCCTTCACCTACGTGGGTGACGAGGTCATCATCGCGGCGCGCCCGGTCGGGTTGCTTCACGGAAAGTTCCCTTACGCCGTGATCGAGTACGAGATCGACGGTTACTCCATGTTCCCGAGAGGGATGTTGGAGGCTATGCAACCGTTGCAGGACACGCTTTCGTGGTTGATCAACGCGCACTTCTACAATGTGCGCAAGAACCTGAACGGGGAGTTCCTTGCCGACCCGAGCATGGTGGTGATGAAGGACTTCGACGATCCGAATCCTGGCCGGGTTATTCGTCTCCGTTCTGCCGCGTACGGCATGGACGTGCGAACAATGGTGACGCAGTTGGCCACCGCGAACGTCACGCAGCAGCATATCGGTGATGCGCAACTGGTCGGGGACATGATCCAGCGGCTGCTCGGCGTGACGGACAACGTCATGGGGATGGTGAATAGTGGCGGGAGGAAAACTGCCACTGAAGTTCGGACGGCTAGTGGGTTCAGCATCAACCGGCTCAAGACGAACACGGAGTTCTTCTCCGCGATGGGCTTTGCCCCGCTCGGGTGTATGCTTCTCGAGTCGTCGCAACAGTTGTACGAAGCGGAAAGGAAGTTCCGAATTGTTGGTGACCTCACCGGCCGGAGCGATCCGTATATGAACATCACACCGGAAATGATTGCCGGGTACTACGACTTCATTCCCGTCGACGGGACCATGCCAGTGGATCGGTTGGCGATGGCGAAAATGTGGCAGGAATTGATGGGAGGGATTCGCAACTATCCCCAAGTCGCACAACAATACGACCTCGCAAAGATTTTCGGGTACATTGGAAAGCTTGTCGGAGTGAAGAACTTCGACCGGTTCAAGATCAAGATCGGTGACCCGGCCCAGCTTCAGCAACAGGCACAGGCGGGGAATGTTGTGCCACTTCCGACGGAGTCGCCCCGCACGCAGATTCCGCAGCCAGGAGCGGTGAATGGCTAGTAACGAAGAGGCTCGTCTCGAGTTCCTCAAACACAAGCGTGAGGAGTGGGAGGCGTTTTTCGAGCGGTCGGAGTGGAAGGAAGTCACCCGGCGCGGACAAGAGCTTGTCGACGTGTTGACGAACAAACTGTACAACATGGAGGTGAAGGACATAAATGGTGTGATCGAAATGCTCGACCTGCGGTCCCGGATCAAGGGCGTGCTGGTGCAGGGCATGGTGGCGAGTGAAGTGCTGACAGAAATCAACGATGAAATCGAAAAGTTAACCGGAGGCTAACATGGCAGGCGAGAACTTGCAGCAAGCAGCAACGCAACAACCCAGCGTCATGGCGGACGAGCAGACGCTTTCCCAGTTCGACGACATTCCCGACGACGTTATCGACGGGATGAGCGGCGGAGTGGCAGACGAAGACGAGGCAGCGGGGAGTGATACAACTACCCAGCCGGGCGCCCAGTTCAGTGCTCATGAAGACGTGACGGATGACGGCAAGACGACCGAAACCGTCACGGACGACGAGGGCAAAGAGCAGGGTGGGGAGTCGAAAGTCACCGAAGGGCAAGAAACGCAAACCGAAACCACGGAGACCGAATCGCCCGTGGAGACGGAAGAGCAACGTGCAGCTCGTGAGGCGGAAGTCGCACAGCGGCGCGAGGCTTATGTTGGGGAGTTGGTGAAAACCTACGCCCTCAGCGAGGAAGACGCGCAGAAGGCCCTGATGCAGCCCGAGGAAGTTTTGCCGAAGCTAGCTGCGAATTTGCACGCGAATGTCGTATCCGAGGTTATCAGACATGTACAGGCCGCAATGCCGGCATGGATGCAGCAGGCAACGCAGGTCAGTAGTGTCGAGGTCAAGGCGCGGGAAGCGTTTTTCACCGCCAACCCGGACCTTAACAAGCCGGAGTACGAAGCAGCGATCATTTCAGCCGGTAAGATGTTTCGGCAGATGAACCCGAAGGCAAAGCCGGAAGTGGCGATCAAGGCGATTGGAAGGCTAGTGCGTGCTTCCATGAACCTGGAAGAAGCTCCCGGTGGTGAAACGACAACGACGAACGCGCCCGCAAAGCCGTTTCGTCCAGCCAGACCTGGTGGAAGTGGGACACCTCCTGCCCCGCGTCGCACCCAAACCAAGGTCGTTGATGGTGACAATCCCGACTGGGGCGAACTTGCAAAGGACGAATGATGGAAACGTTGATGGTTGTAGTATCGATCCTCGCCAGTTTTGGCGACTTCGTGCAGCACCTGCTCTCCCCGGACGGGTTGATGGTTGCTGCGATTATTGGTCTGCGTGGGACCGGTGACTGGGGTACGGATGAGCGACCGAAGAACTTTCGGGAGACCATTCTGTGGCGCCAGCCGAACGGGATGACCCCGCTTACCGCGTTGATGTCGAAGATGGGCAGCGAGTCGACGGACGATCCGGAGTTCGCGTGGTGGGAAGAAGATCTGCAGACGATTAGAGTGCAGGAAACCACCGGCCTAGCGGCGAACACCGGCTCGACCACGCTCACCTGCTCCGGCGGGGGAGTGAGCAATCTCGTCGCTGGTGACGTGTTGCTGGTGGAGAAGGCCGATCAAGTGTCGTACGACAACGAAATCGTCGTGGTGGCGTCGGTGGCTTCGGATACCTCGGCCACTATTACGCGCGCCCAATCGGGCACGAGTGTTGCGGCGATCGCGGCAAGCAGCTATCTCACGAAGATCGGCAACGTCTACGCTGAAGGTACGGTGTCCCCGAACGTCAGCAGCCGCAATCCGACGAAGCTGTATAACTACTGCCAGATCTTCAAGACGGCGTACGAGCTCACGAACACCGCCAAGAAGACGAAGGCCCGGACGGGTGACCCGCTGAAGAACGACAAGAAGCGGAAGATGTTCGATCACTCGATTGCGATGGAGTGGGCGTTCTTCTGGGGCAAACGTCACGAGACCACCGGCTCGAACGGCAAGCCGATGCGTTTCACCGGCGGCCTGCGCCAGTCGATCACGACCAATGTCACGGTGTTCTATACGACGCCGATCGAAACCACGTTCTTGAACGCCACCTATCCGGTGTTCAACTGGAACAGCGGTGCCGGCGACGAGCGGCTGATTCTGTGCGGCAACGGGTTCCTCAACGCCTTGAACCAGGTAGCGAAGAACTCCACCAGCACGCGGATCAACTTTCAAGGCGTGATCAATCTCTACGGTATGAACCTGCAGAAGTGGGTCGTGCCGCAAGGGACCTTCTACGTCAAGACGCACCCGTTGTTCAACACCCACGCGCGGTACACCAACTCGGGCTTCGTCCTGGACCCGAGCGCAATTGTGTATCGCTACATGCGTGACACCACCTTCAAGGACAACGTGCAGGCGAACGACGCCGACACGACGAAGGGCTTCTGGTTGACCGAGGCGGGGATCGAAACCCGCCACGAGAAGACCATGGCCTACATCGGCAACTTCACGTATCCGTAACCAACCTCCTCCTGGTTATGGTCTTGGTGGGAGGGTGGAAACTCCCTCCCACTTTTTTCAAGGAGAGTGAAGTGAAGCGATTGAAACAGCGGTTAAAGGAACCTTCCACTTACGCCGGTCTTGCGATTCTTGGGTCGTTGTTCGGCGTGAAGGAGGTCGAAGCTTTCGGGGCTCCCGAGGTCGGCGTGGCACTGGCCGGGCTCGCAGCCATGTTCTTGGGTGAGAGTGCAAAGGACACGGAAGAGAAGAAGTAGTGTCCGGGGGCTTTGTGCCCCTTTCCTGCTATAATGTTCGGAGAATACAGTATGCGCAAAATCAAACTCGTCGTCTGCATCCCAAGCACCACTATGGTGCACGCAGACTTTGCCATGTGTTTGGCCAACATGGTATCGGACTTGAACCGGCCTGTCGATGGTGTCCAGCACCAGTTCACCATTGTCAACGTTAAGACCAGCATTCTTCCCAAGTCGCGAGAGAAGCTCGCTGAAATGTGTGTGGCGAATGGCGCCACGCATATGTTGTTCCTCGACAGCGACATGGTCTTCCCGCCCGAAACGTTCCGGTCGCTGGTCCGGTACGACTTTCCAGTGATTGCCGCGAACTGTCCGACGAAAGCCTTCCCGTCCGCTCCCACGGCCAGGACGTTCAACCCGACAAAGCCGGAAGGGGATCTGCTTCCGTTCAATGCGGAGGATGGTCTACGTCGGGTCTGGCGGGTCGGGACTGGAGTGATGTTGATAGACTGCAAGGTCTTCCGTTCTCTTCCCAAGCCGTGGTTCAACACACGGTGGGACGAGGCACTTCAGGACCACGTCGGAGAGGATTGGGTGTTCTGCGAGAATCTGGAGCGGGCCGGAATTCCGATATATGTGGATCAGGAACTGTCCGTTTACATCGGGCACATCGGCAGCTACACATTCTCTCTCGAAGACTGCGAACAGTTGATTGAAGTCGTTAAGGAGGTTCCGAAGTGACCAAAGACCAGATTATCGCTGCAGCGCTCGGCCGCATGCACAGGGCAAATGACACTGCTCTTCTCGCCGCTGCGCAAACGGAAATCCTTGCGGTGCAGGATAAGCTGGAGCTTGGGGTTACGATCAACAACGGAGTCTTCGTCCCGTTCTTTCTATTCTCCGACAAGACGGACCTAACATATTCGGCAAACGTCGAGGCTATCGCACTTCCGTCGAACTTCATCCAGGAGTACGACGAAGATCACGAGGGTGTGTTGTTCTACTACGACAGCACCCTCGACGATCCATGGGTCCGGATGCGGCGAGAGCCGTGGGGAGTTATCAAGTCCCGGTACCCTGGCACCGCCACCTACCCCAGGTACTACGATATCATTGGTGGCAACGTCTACTTCCGCCCGAAGCCCGACACTGCCGGAACGATGCGGCTGATGTACTACGCCCGGGCCTCGACACTCGACACAGTTTCGTCCAATCCGTGGACGAACAATGCAGCAGAGTTGTTCATCAATGAACTCGGGTTTATCCTTGCCGGACAGTACACTCGAGACAAGGTAGCTGTGGAGCAGTTCGTTGCGGGTGCGCATAGGGAGATTAAACGCCTTTACGCCTCGCACATAGCAAAACTGGAAGCCGGTCGGCAACGTCAACGTGGTGATGATTAGGAGAGTATGATGCGAGTTCGTGATGCATTGACTGGGGAAGATGTTGCTGTTACCGGCACGGGAACGGATGGACAGGGACCGGCTCATGTGCTGGAACAGGGCTCGGACGGAAGTCGCAACCCGAGCAGTTCGACGAATCGGTATTTTCCCGTTCGTCAAGAATGTAATCTGTCCATCATCAGCAAGACCACGGCGGTAACGATCGGTGCTGGTGCGGCGAACGACACGCACCTGATGGGGATTTACATCCACACCGCGTTGACCGGCACGCTGGCGATCACTGGTTTCGCCGACACGGACGGGGCAGCACAGACCTTCACCATCCCCGCTGGAGCAGTTGGCGCATTCGACTTTAAGGGGGCGATCAACTCTGCCGGTGCGCTGACAATGACCGCCAGCAACGCGGCAGATGACAACAAGATCGCTGTGCTCTGGAGGCCGGTGTAATGACGACGTCTGCGGCGTGGCCGAAAGATTATGGCGCTAATACATTTGACACCGGGTTCGCCGACGCGGCTAATTCTGCCGTGTGGACGGATCTTAGTGGAGTATCAGGGACTCCCACGGTTGCCAACGATTCAACGGTGACGTTCAACGGTTCTGGCACAACAAAGGTTAGCGTTCCTGCCGGATCGACTCGGATCGAGATCGGCGTAAGCAGCGGAATTGCAAAGCCTCTAGGGTGGAATGGGTCATGTCTATGGGCGCTGCGGTTTCCATCGGCAGGGATTGCTCGTCTTGCCGTCGTTTCCAATGCGTTTAACCCGTTCCTTGGCGACGGCACGTATACGAACTACTGGATCCAATCGTTTGCCTATCCGCCGGACACTGCGGACTACGCGGCGATCAATGCGGACGAATGGGTTTACATCGTTACGCAGCCGGATCGCTTCAGCACTGGTGGCGGGTCGCCATCCATTGCAGGAACGACGCGAGGGAAGATTCGCATCAACCTGACGGCGGGCAAAGCGTTCGATTTCCACGTCGGATACTGGGGACCGGTGCCGCGCGGTCGTCCTAAGATCATGTGCATTTTCGACGACGCTTACGATTCGTTCTACACCGACGTCGTGCCCGAAGCGATTACGTACGGCGTTCCGTGTGCGGTATCAGTTCCGTCCTCGCTCATTGGAACACCAAGTTTCATGTCCTTGAGCGAACTGCAGTCTGTCGTCAATGATGCGTCCGGATTGTTCGAGTGCCTGAATCACAGCACGGACGACACAAGCTTCCTAGATTCCGGCAGCGATGTTGCCGCTACCGTCGCTCGCTTCAACGAGTGTCGTCGATGGCTCATCGACAACGGGCTCGACACGCGCGGGAGCTCTGGCTTCGCCGTGTATGTTGGGGGCGAGTACAACTCCGCACTGGCTGCAGCGATGCGCAGCGCAGGATTCATGGCCGCCCGTGGTGTCAGCACGCGCAAGATTCCGCCGACGCACTATTCGCAGGGAGTGCTGCGCCGTATGGCGCTGCCGATCTTGTCGGATTGCTCCGCCGGTGCAAGCGCGACGCCGACGACCGTGCTTGCGGCAGTAGATAAAGCCATCCAGTACCGTAGCGACGGCATCCTTATGTTCCATGACATTACGACAGGGACGCCGACCGGACTTATGCTGGCGAAGTCAGACATGACTACCATATTTCAAGGATTGCAGCGTCGTGCGCGACTTGGGCTGTGTGACTTGGTACTTCCGAGCAAGTGGTATCGCGGCCTCACTCAGCCGGCATTGGTGGCCTAAATGAAAGGGGAGATATCTGCAGTACGCGATCGTCGGCCTCTGCGCCTACGTCGCGCTGGACTGGTCGACGTGGTCAGTTGGACAGACTGGTACACCGGCCTTACGCAACCCACTTTGGTCGGAGTCTAACATGACCGTCGAATCTGCATCGTACGTAAACGACCTCAACACTTCCTACCCAGCTTCTGGCGACGACAGAAGTGAGGGGGACGACCATCTTCGATTGTTGAAGACGGTGTTGAAAAGCACGTTTCCATACCTTGGAGGCGTGTTGTTCAAGATGACTGGTGGGCTATCGGGGTCGCAAACTCCAGCGTACAACACCAGCAACACGAACATCTACGCCTTTACCGGAAACGGGACGTTGAACCTGCCGGCGGTCGCCACGGCAGGGAATGGTTGGATGTGCGGAGTCTACGCCCCGTCCGGAGTCACGGTGACGGTGGACCCGAACAGTTCGGAAACTATCAACGGGTCTGGGACGTTGACGGTCACCGCTGGCTTTGCCCTGATCTTCAACAGCGGGGCTGCTTGGTTTGCACTGGTGACGGACGCTGGCACGGACCCAAGATTGATCGGCGAGATCGTGCCTTACGCTGGCACTACTCTCCCGGCTGGGTGGTTGTGGTGCGATGGAAGCGTGATCAGCCGATCGACCTACGCTGCACTTTTTGCCGCGTTCGGAAGCGCTGATGTTTATGGTGGTGGTGATGGAAGCACCACCTTCGGCCTGCCAGACTTGCGTGGACGCCTTCCGCTCGGGAAGGACAATATGGACAACTCCGTTGGGACCGGTGGCGGAACGGCTAGTCGGGTTACCACTCTCGGCAGCGGCATTAACTCAGTTGTGCTTGGAGCTACTGGCGGCGCGGAAACCGTTACCCTCACCACCACCGAGATGCCTTCGCACAATCACGGCGGCAGTGCAAGTGTCAGCGGCACGGCGGCAAGCAACGGCGCGCACACGCATGCGGTGTCACTTGCAAGCGGCACAGAAGATCCGTCTATTACTAGTCCAATGTGGACAACATTCGACGCACCGTTCACGTCTGTCAACACCGACTCGCAAGGAGCACACACTCACTCGGTAACCGGTACTGCTACGGTAGCTAGCCAAGGTGGCGGGGCGGCGCATAATAACATGCCACCGGTGCAGGTCCTCAACTACATCATAAAGGCCGCGTGATGGAGGAGCTTAAGGCAAAGGTGACGAAGACTATGTGGGAGAGTCGACTAGGCGCTATTATGCAGACGGTGGTCGCAGCGAGTTTGCTGTGGATTGGGAACACCGTCGTCGATATGAGAACTGAGCTTGGAATTCTCAAAGCCAAGGTCGAGGTCATAACTGCTCAAGTTCCACAAATTGCGTCGTTGATGTACAACGTCAAAGAGCTCGAGTTTCAGAACAAGGAACTTGAACGTCGCATCGAACGCTTGGAGCCGAAACTTGGAATTCAGAATCGAGAAAGATAGAGGTGGGGACTACGTCCTCAACTACACTATCAACGGTTTGTCCGGGACGGAAAAGATTCCACGCGAGGCGTTGTGGGATCGGGGAGAGTTGTTTAAGTACTGCGAGCGGAGAATGCACGCGTTGGAGGATAAGTTCAAGCGCTTGCACGCGACGGAGTACACTGGTATTAACGACGACCTGAACAAGGAATTCGTCGTGCAGGGGAAGGATGTAGTCTCCAAAGGTTCCAACGTCAAAATCACGCGATAGGGGTTACAAATGTTTCTGACACTAAGCCATAAACAGGACCTATAACGTGCCACGCATACCCATCACTAACCTAGCAGAAGGTGGCTTGATCCAGGACGTTGAGCCCTGGGCCTTGCCGCCTGAGGTATTCAGTCGCGTTAACAACATGCGCGTGAATAACGGCGCGCTGGTTAGTGTGGGTGGATACTCGTCTGTGCTCGGAACTCCGGGAGTGGATCCGTTGTGGCTGCTCCCGGTCCGGACCACGTTGGACTATTACTGGCTTTACACTAGTCTGACGAAAGCTTACTGCGTAGACACCGGTGCGAACCATACCGACATCACCAGAACCGTTGGCGGTGACTATGCAGCAACCGCAGAAATTGGCTGGACGGGAGGTGTGCTCAATACAATCCCAGTCATAAATAATGGAGTCGACGTCCCGCAAATGTGGACCCCGACGAATGACAGCACAGCGCTGTCCCCGCTCAGCGATTGGCCTGCGGGGTATACGTGTCGGGCGCTTCGACCGTTCAAAAACTACCTAGTCGCTCTAGATGTAACCAAGTCCGGCACTCGGTATCCGCAACTCGTTCTATGGAGCCACGCAGCAGACCCCGGCGACGTTCCAAGTTCGTGGGATGTAACTGACCCGACCGTGGATGCAGGCGAGTTCCCCCTAGCCGAGACAGCCGGTTTCGTAATCGATTGTCTACCACTGCGCAACTTTAACGTCGTGTATAAAGACGATCAGGCGTGGTTGATGCAGTATGTAGGAGGGATTAGTGTTTTCCGTTTTGACCGCATTAGGTCTAGTACTGGTATACTGGATCGTTGTTGTGTTGGTTCGTTTGAACTCGAAGCGAGAGGAGAACACCACTTCGTAGTTGGACCGGACGATGTGTATATTCACAATGGGCAGTACTCTCAGTCCGTGATCGACCAACGGAATCGAGATCTGCTTTATGGTGAGCTGGACGCAACGAAAAAGCACCTCGTCCACGTGACTGTAAATACCCGGCGGAGTGAGATTTACGTGATGTATCCCTCCGCCGGGAACTCGTACTGCAACCGTTGTGCGACGTGGGATTGGAAGAAGGATAAGTGGACGTTCCGGGACGTGCCAAGCATCGCCTTCTCAGCGACGGGGATTGTTAGTCCGTCTAGTGGAAGTGGAGATACGTGGG